GGATTTATATCCTTGGCGGGGTGTTTAGAAATTGCACTGACGATGGAATTTTCTTAAAAAATAATGCAATTGATTGTGTAGTTAATGGTGCTCATTGTTATGCAAACGGCTACGCGGGAATGGAAACAACGGCTACAAACACCCGCATTTTGAATTGCACTTTTGGATCCGCATCAGAATCCACTCAAGATTTTGGCGTCAGAATCGGGCCTTCTTCCATTGGCGATGTTTTAGAAAATAATGTTTGCCTTGGGGCCACAAACGTGGCGTTTTCTTTGGCAAATGGAACAAGTTATGGAGCTGTTTCATCGTTCATTAACAATGTTGGGCCATCTGCATCAACTGGGACAGGCGGATTATTGCAAGTTCCTTTTGCTGTGCTTGGGGCAGGAAATACAGCCAAAAAATGGATGTATGGCACGGCAATTCCTGCCAGTGGGGCATGGGAGGTTGGCGATACGATATGGAACACTGCTCCCACTGCTGGCGGATTTATTGGGTGGGTTTGTACTACAGCAGGAACTCCGGGGACTTGGAAAACCTTTGGCGCAATCACTGCATAAGGAAAAATTATGATTACCGTAAAAGTACTGATCCCGGCAAAAACCGCGGAAAACACGCAAACCACGCAATACACCGCAACTGGCGTGACCACAATCATCGACAAATTTACCGCCACCAATTACAACACTGCGGCGGCGACCATTTCGGTGAATCTGGTGACATCGGCAGACACTGCGGGCAATCAAAACTTGATTGTCAAAACCAAAACTCTGCAGCCGTCTGAGACTTACACCTTTCCTGAAATTGTTGGGCAAGTGCTTTCTTCTGGCGGGTTTATTAGCACCATCGCCGGCACTGCCAGTGCAATCAATATCCGGGCATCTGGACGTGAAGTTACCTGATGATGTGTGGGAAGTCGTGCTGGCCACGTTGAAACGATTCGACGGCATCCAGTGCGACGATCCAAAACTGCGTCATTATGTAGAGGAAAGCTGCGACATTACGTTGTTTGACGGCGGCGCATTCATTGCAGATGGCAATGAGTTTGACTTGTTTGTGGTGCCAGAAAAACGCGGCAAGTGGGCAATTCGCAAGGAAATAAATCAATTTCTTGCTAAACTTGCACAAGAACATAACAAGGCTGTCATCAAGATTTACCCGGAAAACAAAACGTCTATGCGGTTGGCTCTTGGGTTTGGGTTTGACCCGGTTCGCAAAGACGGAAGGCAAATAGTTTTGGAGCGACCATTATGGGTAGCGTAGTCAAGAAAGCGGGCGGGTTGATTGGGGCCGGAGTTGGAGCGATGTTTGGAATGCCCCAAGTAGGCGCTGCAATCGGGGGCGCATTGCAACAATCTGCTGCCGCAGGCGAACAAGCCAAAGCGATTGAAGCGGCAGGCCAACAAGCAGCGCAATCTACTCAGCAAGCCGCAGACATTCAACGCCAGATTTTCGAGCGACAAGTGGCCCTGCAAGAGCCGTGGCGTCAAGCCGGGGTTGGCGCGCTTAATCAACTTATCCCACTGTCCCAGCAATACACGCCATTCGGAATGCAACAATTCCAGCAAGATCCAGGGTATAGCTTCAGGATGGCTGAAGGAATGAAAGCGTTAGAGCGCAGTGCGGCGGCTCGCGGCGGGTTGCTTTCTGGTTCGCAGATGAAAGGCGTGCAGCGTTATGGGCAAGACCTTGCCAGCCAAGAATATCAAAACGCTTTCAATCGCTATCAGGCCGAACGTCAAGCGCGTCTTGGGCCGTTGCAATCGCTGGCGGGAGTTGGGCAAACGGCCACGCAACAGCTCGGTGGGCAGGCTGGTCAACTTGGCCAAAACCTCGGCAACCTTGCCATGTCTGGGGCGGCTACTCAGGCTCAAGGCGGATTGGCGGCAGCCAACATTCGAGCCAGCCAATATGGCGGAATGGGATCGGCGTTAGGGACGGCTCTTGCTAATCCTCAAGTTCAAAACTACCTCGCCAGTATTTATGGCGGATCTGGAATGGGGCAATCTGAGTTTTCCAAAGGCTACACCCCGGCAAACTACGGCTGAGGCATAAATGGCTAATTCCCTTATTGATTTTGGTGTGGTTCAGCCTGAAGCAGCTGGATCTTTTCTGCGTGGGTTTCAGGGTGCTCAAGCACAGCAACAGCAAAACCAGCTTGCAGCACTTCAACTGCGCGCCGCTCAACGCGGTGAGGAAGAGGCGCTGGCGGAGCGTGAGGCATACAAAGGCGCGTCCACGCTTAGCGATGTGCAACAGCGACTCATGCAGGCCGGCCTTGGCAAACAGTCAATTGCTTTGCAAAAGCAAGTGCAGGAGCAGCGTCTTGCTCAAATTAAACAAGCGGAGGATGAGTTAAAGATTGGCAGAAGTATTGCCGAAAAAGCTTTTTCTGCTGGGCAAGCAGCTAGGGCCGCTGCTCCGGGATCTGAAAAACAAGCCATTTTGTCGCTTTTGAAGCAATATCAAGGCAGAGGGATTGATTTGTCTCAAGACATGTCAGAAATCGCAAATTTGCCTGATGATATTGTCTTGGAACATGTTTTTAATAAATCGCAAGAACTAAAAAATCTTGCAGAAATGATTACCACTGACACTGGTGAGGCGATTATTAGGGCTCCAAAATTGCAAGCCCCTAGCATGGCTGCTCAGTCTCAGCTACCCGTCGGCGCATTCCAAGGGCCTCAGCAACAAGTTATGAACCAGCTTGCTGCAATTGCCGATCCCGCCGAAAGGGCTGCGGCAACACAGGCATACCAGCGTCAATTGATGACTCAGTCTCCTGCTGGAGAAGTTACGCGGATTCAGAAAAGTCTAACGCCTGCGCAAAAAATGCAAGAGCAGCGGGCTCAAGAACAACTCGGCATGGAACGCGAACGACTTGAGTTAAGCAAAGAATCTGAACTGCGCAAGCGCGCTGAAGTGCCGTCAGAAATGCGCAAAGAGTTGACTAGTATTGACCAACAGCGCAGCATCATTGACGGCGCGTTGAAGGCTGTCAAAGATACTCCAAGCGCATTCAGTTTTGCTCGTGGAGCTGCCGCCGCCGCTTTGCCGTTTGGCGAAAGCGTGGTTGGGCGATTGGAAACGCCAGAACAGACTCAAGCTAGAGCATATGTGTTTAACAATGTGTCTCGCGTGATTAACGAACGTGCAGGGGCGGCGCAAAGTGCGCAGGAAATGAAGCGTTTGCGCTCTTTCTTGCCGTCGGATACCGATAACGCCGAGCAAATTACAAACAAGCTAAAAGGCTTTCAAACGTATCTGCAAGACCTTGAAAAGGGTACCATCAAAGCTGCGCCGCCTGCTGCCAAAAAGGTTTTGGAAGAAACGCGCAAACCTCAGCTTTCTGCACGCGATCAGCAGGCGCTTGAATGGGCGAATGCTAATTCTGGCGATCCTCGCGCCGCTCAGATCAAACAACGTCTTGGGATTCAATAATGGCAAAGTTTGACCCTGATGCTTACCTAAAAGAAAGCGCGACTGCGCCTGCGTTTGACCCTGACAAGTATCTTGGCACCAAACCGCAACTTCGGGGCATTGTTCCTGCTGAAGAGCCGCGTACTGTAAGCGGTTTTATATCCAACATCCCGTCAAGCGCAGGAAAGTTCTTTGGCGGGCTTGCAGAAGCCGTCACAAGCCCGGTAAAAACGGCTGGCGCATTGCTTGATATTGCTGCTGGTGGAGTTCAAAAAGCTTTGCCACGTGGCGTGGTTGAGTTTGTAAATAGTCTTGATACGCCAGAAGGACAGGCCGCAGCAAAGCGAGCCGCAGATACTGCATCTGCGGTCGGCGGCATGTATGCACAACGCTACGGCAGTCTTGAAGGAATCAAAAAAGCAGCATATGAAGATCCAGTAGGTGTTGCTGGCGATCTTTCAGCGTTGCTTTCTATGGGAGCTGGCGCGGTTCGTGCGGTGCCTGCTGCAACAGAAGCCGGATTCAAAGTGGCCAAGGCTGTTCCTGCGTTTCAAGGGCAAGCCGCACTTACCACCATGCCGCAACAAATTGCTGCCGTCGCTCAACCAACTGCCAATGCGCTGGAAATGGCGGCTCGATACACGAATCCTTTGCAGCCAATAAACGTTGGGATGTCAGCGATTGGCAAAGCCATGGGAGGAGCTCCGCAAACTCCGCAGATGCAAGAAGCCATTACAGCCGCGCGTGAAGTCGGATATGTTGTTCCGCCAACGCAAGCGCGTGACTCTGTCATTAATAAATTGATTGAGGGCACCGCTGGAAAAACATCTACCGGACAAGCTGCCAGTGTAAAAAATCAAGCAGTGACGAATAGGCTTGCCAATGAAACGCTTGGACTTGCCTCAGATGTGCAACTCACTCCCGCTGTGCTTGATTCTGTTCGCGCGGAAGCTGGGAAAGCTTATCAGGCGGTATCCCAGCTTGGCGATTTTGATGTTACTGGCGGGGTAAAACTTCCCGCAGAAGTCAAAGTCAAAAGCGTGCTTGATCCTTATGTTATGACATCAAGCAACAAGGTTGATGCTGGCGAATTGGTTCGAGCATGGAAACAAGCAAATGCCGATGCCACTGCATACTATCGAGCATATGGACGAGACGCCAATCCTGAAACATTAGCAAAAGCAAAGCAAGCCGCCGATTCTGCAAAACAAATTGATTCGTTTTTAAACAATCAATTGCAATCGGCGGGCATGACAGATTTGCTTAAAGATTTGAAAACGGCGCGTGTTCAGATTGCCAAAACTTATAGTGTAGAAGATGCGTTAAACCCGGTGACTGGCAATGTAGATGCAAAGAAGCTGGCATCTAGGCTTGAAAAAGGGAAACCTCTTTCTGGCGGATTAGAGACGGCAGGTCGATTTGCATCACAATTCAAACAAGCTGTTAGAACGCCAGAAACAATAGGCAGTGCGCCCGGAATCAGTCCTCTTGATGTGTTTGCGGCGAGTGGCTTGTCTGCGGCGACTGGAAGCCCTGCGGGCATGGTTGCAGCATATGGCAGGCCATTGGCGAGAGGCGCAGCCTTGTCTAACTTTATTCAAAACAGACTGATTCAAACACCTAGCGGGCCATCAAAAATAACGCCCGAACAGATAAACTACTTGAACTCACTTTTACAAGCCCAACAAGCACAAGGAACCCAATAGTGGACAAAGCCGTCCTAACTGAAATCCTATTGATTCTGGTGGCCTCAATGTTTGGCATGCTGGTGGCGGTGTTCGGGTGGCTATCCAATAAACTTTACGAAAAACTTGACCAGATGACAAAAGCCTTGCAGGAAATTGAAAACGGGCTTATTGAAAAAATCCACGAAATAGACAAAAGGGTTATTAAAGTGGAGACAGAAGCAACCCCTCAACCAAGAGTTGTAAGTTTCAGAAAATGAACGAAAATTTCATAATTACCATCGCGACATCATTGGTCGCTGTGTTTTTTGGGTTGTTGGTGGCTGTTTTGGGATGGATCGGGAACAAGATATACACTAGTCTTGAAAACGTAAGCCGCGGCCTTCGAGACATGGAAAAAGAGCTCATGCTTAAGCTCACCGATATGGATCGACGAATCACAAGAATTGAATCAGTACATCACGCAACGATGACCATCCCAAAAGTAAAATGATAAACAGCCGCAACCTTTCAGATCTTCACCCGGTATGTAAGGCAAAAGCAGAAAAGTTTCTTGAACTTGCCAAAACTGCCGGAATTGACTTGATTGTCACCAGCACATATCGAGACAATGAAAGTCAGGCCGCTTTGTTTGCGCAGGGGCGTACCAAACCTGGGGTGATTGTTACCAATGCTCGCCCTGGGCAATCGTGGCATAACTGGCGGTGCGCGTTTGATGTTGTGCCAGTTCGCAACGGTAAACCTGTGTGGGGAACATCTGGGCCGGATGGGGAACTTTGGCGCAAGGTAGGCGAGCTCGGGGAATCAGTCGGGCTTGAATGGGCAGGGCGATGGACGGGCAAGCTTCGAGAGTTTGCCCATTTTCAATACACAGGCGGGCTCACGCTTGCCGACTTGCAATCAGGAAAGGTGCCAGCATGAAAGGATATAAAACTGCGGTATTTAACGGCGCACTTGCTGCGCTTCCGGTTCTTGACTGGATTGCAACGAACGGCAGTTATATCACCCCGTTTCTTGGCGCCCATGCAGGCACCATCTTGGCGGTGGTGGGGCTGGCTAACGTGTTGTTGCGCTCGGTAACCAGCACCCCTATTTTCAAAAAAGACTAATACATTCTGTTCCTTTCATAGACCTTGCGTTCGTGTTCCAAGTCTTTGTCTATGATTTTTTGAACTTCATAGGCTTGTCGTTCAGTGCCTTGAACCTTGATGATCTGTTTCATCACGCTCCAGCGTTTGGCGTCATTTTCGAATGACTCCATCTCTTTTTTGAGTTCCATGTTAGCCTGAGATAACTGATCAACGTCGGCCTTGAGTTTGTTGATTGTTCCTTGTTGTTCACAAATAACTGAATTTTTGTATTCAATATCTTGTTTCAGAAACGCATTTTCTGCGCTTAGGTAATTGTAGTTCGGCGCTACGCTAGTGTGGATCGGTATGTAATTCATTACTTTACCTCCGCATCGTTCTTTGACAATTTTTTCAGCATATCGGCAAGTTTTTGCGCTGCACCTGCATGGATCAACTTGTTTTCGCTGATCCACTGGTCTGCCATTTGCATTGCCACGTCGCCAACCTGTTTTTGAACTTCTTGCTCTACTTTTCGAGCAATTTGTTCTGCTGCTGGGGTTGCAAACCTCGCCAGTTTTGCTGTGTCTTTTATGTTCATTTTTTACCCCTTTCTCTAATGGATGCTGCACATATCCCAGCAATCAATGCTTCGCGTGATTGCCCAAGTTTTTGGGCTTCAATGTCACATGCCTTAGCACACGCCTCACGTTCCGCTTGGACGCCGCCATCCCACCCACACCGATAAGATTCGGCAAGTTCAAATGTGCTGCGCTCACGCTCGGCAGCAGCGACAAGGGCTGCGAAGCGCTCAAGGTTTTCCGTATACACACCTTCTGGGTACGGCATGTTTTTGGTTGGAGTTGTCCATACATGCATGCTTTCATAAAAATCAAACCCCGCATCCCGCGCCATCCTGATAATGTCCTCGCGCGTCATTCCTCACCCCCAATGTCATGCGCCCGCTCAATGGCGCGGGCATATGTCAGCGTATCGAAGTAACAATGTGTCACGTGTTTTTCTGCCATTTCTTCAAGGAAGGATTTGCTCAGCGGATTGCGCTTAGGCGGGGCGGCGTAGAGTGGCTCAAACTTATTTGATGCGCTCAAGTCGGAGATGTGAGTGACATAGCACCATATCTTGCCGTCATGAAAGCGCCACGCCACCGGCTCAACTGTTTCCAGTTCGTTGATAGTTGCCTTTGATTCCATTTTATGAACATGCTCATATTCAGGAAGAGGCATCCAATGCGTTGGAGGGATCAAAGAATGACCAGAGCTAGGCTCCACCCACCCGTCTTCTATTACCCATCGGTCGTCTATAATTTCACGTGCTTTCCTGTAAACTATTCTAATGTTTGATTTATAATATAAACCCAATACGGGCTGACCCTCTTTTGGTAAATTTTCTTCTATGCTGATCCATTTTGCCGGTTCAACCTGTTTGGGTTGCTGACTGGTTGGCTCGGCAAGCGCGGAGCGGAGGGCGGTGATGGCTTCGTTTCTCCGAGTAATCTTAGCCATTGTTATCGCTATTGAGCCTTCCAACGCCTCAAGCGCCTGCTGCGCTGCTTCTCGCAAAGTCATTTCACTTTTTTCGCGCATTCTGCGCACCTCCATCTGTTTGCAAAACTTTTTGTCTTTTTGTACTGTCCGCCTTCAAGCGGTTTTTCCTTCCAGCAATTGCTGCACCACTTTTTTAGCGGCTTTTCTTTTTCTCCTTGTTCGTTCGTATTCATTCAGTTTTTCCCGTCGATATTGGTTAGACCTTTCTAGCGCTCTCTCATGAAGAGTTTTGGGAATAGCATTTACATATTCGGCCCAGTTCATGCCAGCACCCTCAAAAGGAATTTTTTATATTCCTGATCTTCGAACTCATCCCACCAGACATCGGATTCATGGGTCCCAAAAAAGCTCTCAACACCTGGCTGACGTTGCCAGCCTCGCTCATCGTAATAAACAAGCGCAGGGCCTGCCAAAAACTCGCCATATTCAACCACATACCATCCCGGACTCACCGGCTCCTGCTTGTTTGCGTTGATCTTCATTTTGTTGCTCCCTGTATTTTCTGAGTGTCATGTACGCCATCTGATACAAATTACCGGACTGCCTGTTCCAGAAGTCTGTTGATATATCGACCAAAATTTGCAAAGCGTTTAGTTCGTCGTCGCTAACGTAAAACTTGCTGCCGTCCCAACTGTCGCGGATGTTTGCTAGCGCAAGATTGATTGCCCTAGCAGCTTCAACAACATCCGAATCATTTTTTGCTTTTGCTGCCAGTAGCAGCAGGTCTCTGGTGTCCAGCATTGCGTCAAAATGTGCAGGGCCTGCCCAACCTTCGCGGAAAGCCTGCATTGATGTCAGCAAGCAAATTTGAGCTTCTGGCACAATGTGAGGCATGACTATGCACGGGATTTCTGCTGGCCTTGGTTTTCGGTTGCTTCTCTTTCTCAAAACAAAGCCTCCTCAAAGTTGTTCCAGTCAATTTCATAATGTGGTTTTGTAACCTCGATCAAATACATGATTCCATCTGATGGTTTTTCGTAAGTCCATCGCACCACCTCGCCAAAGTCATCCAAGATGCCGTAACGAGTCAGATTCATGCGGGCACCATAAACAAAACAGGCACGCACAACATGCACACCAAGAAAACAGCGGTATCGCGATCTGCCGCAAGAATCCACTTTTTGCCGAGCTTTAAAATACTGCGCGCCCACCCTTTGCGTTGGTGGATGACTGCCCGCCGGTCTGCGTAGTCACGCATGGGATAGAGCTGCACCGCGCGTCTTGCAAGCTGTTGTTTTGTTTTGATCTGCATGTCAATCTCCTGTAAGTAGTGCCGCCCCGTAGGGCGGCGATTGGATTACCTGCCGCGAAGATAAGCGTCAAACGCGTTATTGATTGCGTTGCATTCTTCTTCCACCGTAAGCTTCAGAAACTTAATGCTGCCATAGCTCATGGAGCTGATTTCAGCGTTTGCCACCCAGTCATCCATATAACCAACATCCCGCTCAGACCCACGAACATCAAGCCAAACCAAAACCGGGAACCCGTTGCGGACGGTGACTTTTTGGCATGCGTTGTAATACGCATTGAGTCTTTTTATGGCTTTTTGTTTCGTAAACACGCGCTTAATTTCTGCGCGGCTTACTTCGGCGGCGGTGTTGAGAATTTGTGCGACTTGCTCAAGTGTTTGCATGATGCAGCTCCTTGGTTGGTGTTGCGTTGTTGATGTGGTAACTATACGCACAATGAACGCATGATGCAAGTGTTTTTCACAACAAAATGTAAAAAAAGTGTTTAGGCAATAAAAAACCCGCCTTGTGAGCGGGTTAGTTGTTGGTGGCCGGTGCTGAACTCCGGCTTGCGGTATTTGTTTGCGGTCTTTTTCACCCGCCCATGATCTACGCCCGTCGGCCTCAACCGCTTACATGCTTCGCGCATCAGCCTGCGCATTCACCATATTGAAACACACTAATACACATGTTAGCTAATTTGTGCTTGCGGTGCGTGAATCGGTGCACCGGACAGTCGCCACTCTGTCTTTCCTTTAATGCGCTTCAATATGGTTGCTTAGTCCCTACACCAAGCTCCCACAGTCTTTGGTCAGGGCGACGGCCCTGACCAAGGACGGGGCCGCCAACTCCTGCTTTATTCCAACTGTTGCGCATCAGCCTGCGCATTCACCAACACGGCTGACGACTGACTATCTGGCTCACCGCATCCGAAGAATACCTCTAGGCCTAGGGCTTCGGCTTGATGATGGGCTTAACAAGGGTTCGCGATCCCTCATGCTTCAATCGCCATGCGTGTTGGTTGTTGGAGGCGTCCAAGTGCTCGTCCTTGCCAATCATATGCATGCGTTTAACAGTGCATAGGAAGGCTTAACCACCAACACGGCTGAGGACTGCTAGTTGAGGAACTGTGAAACGACATCAATTCGATCACAGATACAATCCCCATGCGTGTTGGTGCCGTCTTTCCGGCTGTCAGTTGGCGAAATAGGGCTTTCTTAACGCGCCATGACAGCGCCCCGCCCCGTAACACCAACACGGCTGCGCCCTTGGGACGCGCACTAGGTGTTCCCCCACCTAGCCGCTCAGGTCACATGCGTCTTGATGCAGGCAATAATCTGCCTTTGGGCATCTTCACTGCCTTTCCCCACTATAACAAAATCGCCAATAGTTTCAAGATATTCGTGCCAATCTTTTTGCTCTGGCGAAACTGAGCCGCCTTTGATGCGCTTCATCTCCACCCAAGTGCGCCAAGCCGGGATGTAGAGATCTGGCACGCCTTTGGACACGCCTTCGGCCTTGAGCCTTCCCGCCACGCTTGGCGTCCTGGCTCCGCCGTTTGGAATGGCGAATATCCTCACATCTGGGTAGGTTTGGCGGAACCATCGGACAAACTCGCGTTGCTCTTCGTGCTCGGTTGGGATGCGGTCAGTCATATTCGCCACGCAAAACTTTTTCAATTTCCTCAAGCTTTAGCTTGAGATCGACGTTTTCCCACATCATCTTTCTATAGTTATCCCATTGTTTTTCCGACCGCTCGCGCTCAACGGCTAGCAATCGTTCAAGTCGTTCAAATTGGAGTCGTTCTTTTTTGTTCATTCTGTCCATTCCCGTGTTAGAACCCGGTAAAATTTTCCGTCTTGTTTGTAGGTAATCTTAGCAGGTGGTGCGCCATCGTTCATCGCCTGCGCAATGCCGTCCAGCGAATTGTCTGTGGTGTTTGGGGCGTTGCTTTTGGTCTTCATCTGCACCAGCGTTCCGAGGGCTTTTTGTCCTGCATAGCCGTCATGGTTGATCGGCAGATATTCGGTGATCGGCTTGTCGCTCAATGCGCCGTAGTACGTCACAGCCAACATCTCTTTGCCTGACGCCTTGCTCACATGCTTGCGCCAGGTCCAGCTAGTAACGGCCATCTCGCTTGCCTCAATGCCCATAATGTCGTCGGTGCGTAGCTCGTACCGCTTAGGCTCCGGCGCTGGGAACTCGGCACCACATGACGGGCACTGACGGGCTGAGATCGGGCAAAGCTCGGCGCAGTTGTCGCACACCTTGACTGGTGCCTCGCCTTCGCCCGATCCCGCTTTCTTTGGAGGCTGCACAGCGGTGATTGGGCCATGCATCTCAACCACGCCAGCGAAATCGAGCACTAGGCAATGATCGGTGTGACTTTTTGGCCTCATGCCCCGGCCTGCCATTTGCACGTAGAGTGACGGCGACATGGTGGGGCGTAGCATGGCAATAAGGTCAATGTCTGGATAATCAAAGCCTGTTGTCAGCACGTTGGCATTCGTCAGGGCGCGGAGTTTGCCAGCCTTGAAGTCTGAAAGAATTGCGGCGCGTTCCGCCTTGGGCGTGTCGCCAGTCACGCACGCAGCAGCAATGCCGTACTCCTGCAACACCTCGGCCACATGGCGAGAATGGGCCACGCCTGTGCAAAAAAACAGCCATGCTTTGCGATCTTCAGCCCTGGCAATGACTTCCCGCACCACGGCGTGATTTTGGTCGTCGGTATCCACAGCGCGTTGTAAATCGGCCTCAATGTACTCACCGCCGCGCTTTTTGACCTTGGACACGTCGAGCCGCGCACCTGTTACCTTGCTTCGCAGTTTTGACAGGTAGCCCCGGAAAACAAGCTCCTCGATGCTCACCGGCTCGATAAGGTCGGCAAAAATTGCCGGCGCGTCGGTAATTAAACCATGCCCGAGGCGGTAAGGCGTGGCAGTAAGGCCCACCACGCGCAACGCCGGATTGATGGCTTGCAACTCGGCCAGAAAGGTGCGGTATCCGCCTTCGTCGTTGTGGCTCACCAGGTGGCATTCGTCGATCAGCACCAAATCAATGTGGCCCAGTGCTTGCGCCTTGGTGCGAACCGATTGAATCCCGGCAAACGTAATCGGCTCGCCAAGCTCTTTGCGTCCAATACTGGCAGAGTAGATACCCAAAGGCGCACCGGGCCAATGCTGGCGCATCTTCTGTGCGTTTTGCTCAATTAGCTCTTTAACGTGCGTGAGCATCAAAACTCGCGTTTCCGGCCAGCTTTGAAGGGCGTCTTTGCATAGGGCCGCGACGATGTGTGACTTGCCGGAGCCGGTAGGCAACACCAAGCACGGATTGCCAGTGTTACCCGCGCGGAACCAGTCATAGAGCTGGCCTATGGCGCGCTGTTGGTAGTCGCGGAGTTTCACCCCGTAATCCTCCCGCCATCCTTGCGAATGGCCTGTATAAACTCGTCAGTATTTGCGCAGGTCTTAGGATTCGCCAAAATCTCCCGACTGCTGAACGTAGTTTCGTTTGGCTCGCCATTCGCCACTGGTTTGCCGTCGATGATGTAAATGGCCGTCCATTCATCTGGGCCTTCTTGCACCTGCCACGGCACCAAGTCAGGATGCAGCACATGGCTGTCGCAGCCTTGGCGCTGAAACTCCACCGGAATGCCATCTGAATCATGTCGCTCGCATCGCCATGTGCTGTCAGGCTTGGCAGTGCTGTGTGCGCAGGTACGGCAATTAACCTCGCGCGTCGTGCGCGATTTATGGCAAAACTCATGCGCTGGGCAGTATTTACAAACGTACCAGCTAGGGTCGGCGCTTAATGGCTCTGGCATGCGGTCGGACAGAGCAATACGTTTGCCTCGATCGACCAGCCAATTAGCGATGGTTGCATTAAAGCTAATCTGTTCAGTCCAGATTCGGTCATCGTCTTTGCAAATTGCGACATACAGTGCGCGGTCAATCTTCATTCCAAGCATATAAACTTGCATCTGGGCATAGTGCATGGGCTTGGATCGTTCGACGCCGTTATCTTCTAAAGCGTCAAAAGACTTTTTGCTATGGGTTTTGAACTCGACCACATATCGCTTTCCGTCGCCAAAAGGCACGCCACATTCAGCGATTCCATCAACCGACCCTGATACATGTGCGCCAAAATCGACGCGGCTTTGCGTCTTGCCGGTGCGCTGAATGTCGATTCCAATTGCCCGAAGATCGCTGACCAGCGTTTGTTCTTCGAGATGGCCCCGACGAAACAAACGCAGAATTCGACCAGGAAACTTTTCTACCACCGCCCACCTGAAAGTCAGCCACAAATAACGGTCACATGGATGCCCAAGCAATGACGCGCCCATGTGGGGTCGAGGCGGTTCTTGGTGCGTTTCGTGGTGTTTGTCGATTAACTCAGAAATGGTGTATTCTTTCATCGCAATCTCCGTTCTGTTGAAATCTTTAGCCCCCGCCACTCGGCAGGGGCATTTTTTTGCCTGTTACTTCTTGGCCCACGGGGGGGCAGAGCCGGTGGCCTTGGCCTCGGCAGGCTTGGAAAAGGTCGGCACCGATGCGGCAATAGGCATTGCATCGCCAGATGATTTGAACGCTTTTACCTCGTTGCGCGCAGCGTATTGGTCGGTGGCCTCTTTAATCTCCAACTTGATCTGCAAGCTTCCACCCACCAGTTGATCGGTGTCTGAAAGCTGCCCAATTCCAAGCGCGAGACGAATATCATTAAGTTGTTTTCTGCCAATGTTTTCAGCATCAAACGATTTGTTTTTGATATTCACATTGCCAAAGACCACGCGCCCTTGATGCGTAGGTCCGGTAATGTCATAACGAATGGCGATGTATTGACCCGTGCCGTCCTTGGTAGCCTTTAATTCGGCTTTATTAATCTTTGCGCTGTACCATCCAACTGGCAAAGGTTTAAACTCCCCATCGCCGGAGGATTGCGGAATTTCGTCGAAATTGATATCAAGAAAAGCCATTTTTTAGTTCTCCAAAGTGATTGAAAAAGAGGGACGGGAAGCGGTAACGGTTACAGCATCGGCCAGCACTGCGGTAATCTCGGGCGAAGTGGCCTTCCACGCCGTCATATTAATTTCAGGTTTCCAGCGAAACAGGCTGCTGAGGTGCTCGGTAAATCCATGCTCGGCGGCTAGTTC